AGTCAGCGCCTCGTTCTCGTCCGCAACTTCAAACGCCACATACGGGATCTCCGCCGAAGTAAATTTTCCATTTTTATTGATCGCCTTGGAATGGGCGCTGTAACTCTGCTCGACTTTCGACATATCAGTCTCCGTATGTGGTTGTTCCGCCGGAAGAACCCGTCTCCAGCTTCTTCAAATGCTTGTTGGTTTCCTTCTGCTGCTTCACCGATTCCTCGGTGGCTTTGGCCGTGCGCTCCTGGGCGTTGCCGCCGCCGAGCATATCGCCCAGCTCCTCCGCCGACCAGCTGCCCATCGCCTTGTCGCCGGAAATCCCGGCCACTCTGGTTTCGGCGTCCTTGGTGTTTTCGGCGGCAGTGGCGGTTTTCTCTTTGGCTTCATCGACTTGAGCGGCTTTTTCTGCGGCGCGTTTCTTGACTTCGTCCATGGCACTTTGCCACTGGCCTTTCGCCGCCTCGATTTCAGCGGCGGCACCTCCGAGAGCGTCCCGGTAGGCCTGCTGATTCTCCATGATTTCCTGATTCATCGCGTCGTCGATGGATTTGTTGGAGGAATCCCATTCGTCGCCAAGGGCTTTCCGCTCCGATTCACGGCGGTTCACCGCATCGGCGGATTTCTGCTCACGCGCCGATTTGCGGTCGGAATATTCTTTCTCTACTACGGCGATTTGAGCGTTGACTTCCTCATCGGAATCGAACAGCCCCTTGGTGCGAATCCACGCCTTTTGCAGTTCCAGCACCGTTTTTTCAAAGGTGGTCACAATCCCGTCCCAGATAAAACTCCATGCGTCCTGCATCGCGTCCCCGATCTGTTTCAACCCCATGAGCAAGCCGTACCACAGATTGTTGGCCAGTTTGAGAATGGAATAGACGGTGATCGTCCACGAATCGTCGAGAAAGTTTTTCAGCTCGAACCAAGCCTTTTTCAACGGGAAAAGCCCGGTCAGCCAGACCACTTTCAAGGCCGCCAGCCCGACTTTCGCCGCCCCGGCGAGATCGCCGGAAGAGAGCGCGATTTTAATGACTTCCCACGTCTGCCCCACGACTTCGCCGATGGCTTTGAATGCCGTCCCGAAATCGGCGGCAAGACCGCGCACCCCGTCGGCGCAGATGTCCCACGCGCCGGTGAGTTTCCACACTGCCGCGACCAGTACGCCCAAGGCAACGGCCACAAGAACCGCCGGGCTGCTGATGGCCGCCCATGTGGCGAGAGCCACAATCTTTACGCCGATGAGAACGGTTTTCAAAAGCGTGAATACCACAATGAGTCCCTTGACCGCCGCAATGGGCGCAAGCACCACCACTTTCAAAATCGTAAACACGGTGCAGAGACCGCCGACCGCAAGCGCCATCGCCTTGACGGCGACTCCGGCGACAATCAATGTCGCTCCCAATGCCGCGACTCCGGCGATGATTTTCACCGCCATGATGATGACCTCTTTATGCGCGGCGCACCATTCCGCCATGCGGTTGAGCATCTGCGAAATCTTGTCCATGTAGGGAGCGATGGCGTCGCCGATAATCCGGCCAATGGCGATTTGCACCCCTTCGACAGCAGACATGAATCTGCGGAACGCTCCGCCGATACCGGAATCCATTTCTTTGGCGGTCTGTGCCGCCAGTCCATTGACCGATTTCAATTTTGCAATGAAAGCGTTCAACTGGTCGATGTTTCCGCCCAGCTGCAATCCGGCCAAAGAACCGCGCAAATCGAAAATCTCCTCCGCAAAACCCAGCCGTTTGGCGGTCGGCATCGTTGCCATGGCTTTGGCAATGTCCGCCATAATGTCCGGCATGGAACGCAAATTTCCGTTCGCGTCGACGGTGGCGATCCCGATGGATTTCAACTTGTTCTGAATGTCAGTTTTGGCAAACTGGCTGTAGGATTTCCGCAAAGCAGTTCCGGCCAGCGAACCCTTGATGCCCATGTTCGCCAGCACGCCGAGCGCCCCGGAGACATTGACAATATTGTCTTTCGCGGCGGCGGCCTGCGGACCCGCCATCTTCAAGCCCTCCGCAAGGTCGGTCAGCGTCTGCGCCGAACCGTTCGCGGTGGCGGTCAGAATGTCGGCAACATCCGCCATCCTGGAGCTTTCGATTCCGAACACCCGCATGTTGTTGGCCGCGATTTCGGCGGCTTCGGACAGCTCCGTTCCGGTCGCACGGGAGAGATTCAAAACCGCCGGAATCGCCGCCTCGATCTCCTTGGCGTTGAATCCCATGCGTCCCATGGCGGTCATGCCGTCCGCAACCTGTTTGGCCGTGAAACTGGTTTCGCGTCCCAGTTTTTCCGCAACGGCGGTCAGGGATTTGAATTCCTTTTCGGTCGCACCGGTGACCGCCTTGACCATTCGCATTTGATCGTCGAAATCCGCGAAGGTCTTGGTGGCAAAGGCGAACGGCGCGGCGGCGATAGTCGCCACCGTCACCATACTTTTCCCGGCTGTTGTGAGAGTGTTGCCGAAATTCCTGATTTTCGTCTGCGCCTGTTTGAGACCGCGCTCCAGTTTGGTCTGGTCGAGCATGATCTCGACAAACGCCCGTCCGGCCTTTACATTACCGCTTGCTCCCGCCATATTTCACCACCTCTCTTCGGAAAGTTTCTGCCCATAAAAAAGCTATCTCTGCCTAATTTTGTTTGAAAATTGTGCAGTATCATGCTATGGTATAGGCAGAATCCATAACTGACAGGAATTTTGAACATGAGAACATTTGATTACACGGCACTGCCGACAAAGTTGCTTACGCCCGAAATCAGCGGTCTTGTGTCCGCGATTCATGAGTATCGGGGAAAACAGAATTTGTATACCACCGCCAAGCGCGATATTCTGCAAACGTTGCTGGAAGTTGCCGTCATTCAAAGCACCGACGCATCCAACCGTATTGAGGGAATTTTTACCTCCGACGCCAGACTCAAAGAACTGGTGTTGCAAAAATCCGAACCTGTAAACCGCAATGAGAAAGAAATTGCCGGTTACCGGGATGTGCTGACAACCATTCATGAGAATTATGAATACATCCCGGTTACTGTAAATTCGATTTTGCAACTGCACCGCGATCTGTATTCATTTCAGGCAACCGGAATTGGCGGACACTGGAAAAACAGCGACAATATGATTGCCGAAACCGGAACGGACGGGAAGCAGCATCTTCGCTTCAAAACAGTTCCGGCCTTTGAAACACCGGATGCGATGGAGCGTCTTTGCCGCGCCTACAACGACGCCGTCAGTGAGGGAACGCACGATCCACTGTTGCTCTCCGTGCTTTTCGTGTTTGATTTTCTTTGCATCCACCCGTTCAATGACGGCAACGGACGGATGAGCCGTCTGCTAACCTTGTTGCTGCTTTACCGCAACGGTTACATCGTCGGCAAATACATCAGTTTGGAAATGCTGATAGAGCAATCAAAACGAACCTATTATGAAACCTTGCAGGAGAGTTCGTCCGGCTGGAATGACGGGGCGAATGATTACATACCGTTTCTGCGATATTTGCTTGGAACCGTCTTGAAAGCATACCGTGAATTCTCGGATCGGGTTGAACACACCGTCCTTTCCCGTTCGAATAAAGCGGAACGCATCCGGCTGGTCTTTGAACAAAAACTCGGCAAAATTTCTAAAAGCGATATTGCGGAATTGTGTCCCGATATCAGCATTGCCATGATTGAACGGACTCTCAAGCAACTGTTGGACGAGGGATTTGTCCGAAAAGTCGGAGCGGGGAGAAATACGGCATATGCAAAACGGTGAGATCACTGTTTGCTTCCGCCATATTTCATCACCTCCCGTGTCCGGCTTCCCAGCATCGTTTTCAGTTCTTTCATCGTCACTTTCTGAACCGGATTTTTCCGCTGGAAATAAGGATTGAAGTCGGCGGGCTTGGCGGATTTCCCTTTCTTGGGATCGCGCAGGATGTTCACAACCAAAGCCATAAGGCATGAGGTCTGCGCCCACTCCATTTTGCCGCGCCCCTCGGCCATTTGCACCAATTCGCGCAATGTGAAGGAATCGGGATTTACTCCGCAGATTCCGGCGCACTCGCCGACAAGCCGGTCAACCGTTCCAGTTCGGAGACCAGTTTGTCTTCGAATTTCCCGTCCGCCAGCAGACTTTCCATCTTTTTCCGGGCAAGGCTCTCGAAACGGCGCGTCGCGGACAGGATCTTTTGAAACGCCCTCCGTTTCGCCTCCGGGAAAAAATCAATGATTTCATCCAGCAGGGCACTCGTCGCATGATCGACGGCATCTCCGGCCATCGCCGCTCCGAATTCCTCGTCGGAAATGTTTTTGGAGTCGGCTTCGGGCTTGCAGACGGCGTACAGTACGTCCACCAGCAGCACCGGATCGGTCGAAAGCCGTTCCAAGAGTTTCGCGGTGGGATTGTTTTTCGCGTCCAGTTCGACGATGGAATTCAAATCCACATCGCAAATCGCCCGGACACGTTTGATCGCCGCGACGTTCACCGCCAGAGTCCAAAGCCGTCCGGCGTTATCGGTAAAACTTTTCATGAAATCTTATTCCTTATATATAAGGGTTACGTCCACTGCGGCGCACGGGTGGACGCGGTAGGCTTCGCCGTCACGGAAACACTCATCGCTTCCTCCAGCGGCTGTTCCACCGAAAATCCGGTGATCGACCAGTCCGCGTCAAGACCGTGACCGTCGCCGTCCGTCACGAACAACGCCAGCGGAGTGTTGGAAAAATACGCTGTTTGAAACGCGGTGAAGTCCGCATCCTCGGTGTCGTAAAGCATCCCAAACTCCAAACTCGCTTCTTTCAGCGTCGCCACGGACGCTTTCCATCCCTGTGTCGCACGGGTGGTCACATCGGCGTCGCCGGATTCGAGGTTGAGTGTAAGGTCTTTCACGTTCGTAACCTCAGTCGCGCCGGTCGATCCGGCGGTTCCCCGAAGCAGTTTTGCATCGAGGCCAAGTACAATTGCCATAAGAAAAACTCCTTGATATTTATGGTTTTACACTGTCTTTCCACAGCTTCGGCAACTGCGGAAAAACTTTAATAAGCGTCGGTCCCATGAGTGCTCTTTTCGGGTATTTTCGTCTGCGGTACATGCCGCCGAATTCGTGTGCCGTCATGGATATTCCGATGAGGGATTTTGCCGGGCCGATGACCACCGCCATGCGGTGTTTTTCGACGCCGAAGAGAATCGAGCGTTTAAGCAATCCGCGCCGGGTGTGCGGCGGCGTTCCGGGTGACGAAGATTTGCTGGAACGCGAAACCGCGTTCCGTGCCGCTTTCCGGGTATAAGCTCCTGCCGAACGGAGCGATTTTACACCGCCTTCTTGAACCGCATTCTTTACCGCTTCGTCATCGAATTCGACCCGGATTTTTGCTCCGGTCACGCTTTCACCAGTTTGAACGTCAATTCAATGACGCTGGTGAACTGGCCGCGTTCCCGCAGATGCTCCGGGCTGTAAATGGGATTGTAGGCAACGCAGACGCAAGTCGCTCCGGCGAGTTTTTTGTTCAGAAAGCCCAGTCCCAATCCCTCGACGAATCGGAGCATATCGTCCAGTCCATCCTCGTCGCACCGTTTCAAAACTCCAATTTGAACTTTCGGCAATTCCTCATGCGCCGCACGGGAGAGCGTTTTGTATTCGGTGGAAAGCGGAACCACCACCACGCGCATATCGTCCAAATCCCGCAATTCAAATTCCGGGAAAAAGGATACTTCCGCATGGTATTCGGACAGTTCCGCCGCCACCGCGTTTGCAATATTCAGCACTTCCGACATTTTTTCACCTCCGCACAAATTCCATCACGATGTTCCCGATGGCGGCCAAGAGAGCAATCAGCGCCGCCCCCAATGCGGACATCATCGTTTTCTGCATGTCGGCGGCAGGTTTGCACGGCGGATAATGGTGCTGCTTGTCTTCAAAGTGCATTTTGACCATGCCCTTCAATTCAGCAAGCTCAAGTCTTGACTGATTCACAGCCTCCCAGAGGTCGCGGTGATTGGGAATTTCAATATCTGCCATTATTCGCCTCCGATTTCATTACCCCGAAAAGTTGCCAAACTTCGCTCACGGAGCTCGTGTCCTGCTTCGCAGGCTTCGGGTACTTTTTGGGGACCCCGGCTCTCCGATGTTCCGTGCGGCATTGCCGTACTCACATCTGCGAGTATGGAACCTGTTTCTTTTGTGTGAATACGCCGTGTCCAGTGATACGTTCCCGACCATCGCCACACCGGTTCGCCGTTGGGCGCAAGCACCTCATAACGGCATCCGTTATAGACGATGGCATCTCCTCGTTCGGGATCGTTTTCCAGCTCCGAAGCCGCAATCAGAAAATCACGGCTTTCGGTGCGGACGGTCACGCCGTACTGGTCTTCGGCACGGAACAGCGTTTTTCCCAACGTCACATTGACTTCAATGCGCTTTCCGTCCCGGCGGACATACTCCGCCGGAACGGAAAGCTCTTTCAGACGCTGATATTCCAGCCATTCCGCCGCCTGTTCAATCATCCCCAACGGTTATTCGCCGGTGACGGTCGCGGTGAACGGCGCGTTGAGAAGAAAACGCACACTTTCATCGGCGGACTCGGCGGCGAGAATCGCCTTGCCGAGATACAGGTTGTCAGTCGCGGTCGTGGTGACCTTGGAATTGGTGGCGTCCCAGTAGACGGCGGCGCCAACGGTGATTGCGCCGGTCGCTTTCGGCGCGTCAAAAACTCCGACCACGGCAAGCGAACCGAGCGTATTGGCGGCGATATCCAGCCGGGCGATCCCAATCAAAGTCCCTTGAACAATAACAGTTCCGGCGGCAACGGCTTCGGACGGACGGTAGTCGATGGCTTTGCCATCCTGTACAAATCGAGCGATCATAGAAAAACTCCTTGAATTTGAGGTTAAAATCAGTTGGCGGAACCGTTGGCTTTGACCATGCCGCGATGATCCTGCTCTCTCACACCGAGGTCGAAATACACCCGGAACCACATGCCCAGCGTATTGAAATCGGTCTCGCCGCGTTCAACTGTCGGAGTGCGTTTCCCGTTCAAATACCCCACCTCGAACGTGTCAACCTGTCCCGGCGCGCCGAAGAGATACCAGGCGGCGTTGGAGTTGCCCTCGTATGCGCTGTTGGCAAGATACGGGCTGGAAACCACCTGCAGATTTTCATCCGCGATGACATTCAGCGACGGACGGACAACATTGTCCGAACCTCCCGCCATGATGAGAGTCGCTCCCTGCGTCAGTTCGATGGCGAGGTGTTTCAACGCCGTCGGCACGAGCAGGAAACGAGGTTCGACGCTGATGGGCTGGCCGTCGGCGTCCACTTGGTCAAGGAACAACTGAATCGCCTTTTTGATGGAATCGGCACTCAATGCGGAAGTCGCACCAGTCAGCAGATTTTTGTGTCCGCTGTGGAACAGAGCCTTGCCGTCAATCTGCGTCGGATTCTTCAAAAGACGGCTGAAAAACAGCTGGTCAATCAGCCGCGCCGCGCGGTTGCCCATCGCGGTCGGAACTTTCATGAATGCGCCCAGATCGTCGTTGATGATCATCTTTCGGGTAAGGCAAAATTTCTTGCCATACGTTTCTAGTTGATTCTTAGCACTTTCCTCCACAAGACCGCCGTCCTTGATCTCGCCGTCGGCGGCAATCGGCATCAGATCGCCGACATCCGTCAAACGGAAGCGATCATTCTCCTTGAAGTCGTTGAGGTCTCCGGTGGAACACAGTTTCGTCGCGATGACCGGCTGGGCTTCATAGGACTGCAACAGCTTTTTATTGGCGACATTCGACAGGATGCCGGGAAGCGAAACGGAACTGAAAGCCGCGCGGATGGTCTCGTTGTCAAATCCGCGGCTGTAGGGGATGCCGTCCATTTTCATACACTCGATCAGCAACTGGCGAAGCGGCATATCCATATCCGCCATACCGGCTTCCACGGTCTGCGCTCCATAGGATTTCTCCAGCATGTTGGCACTCACGCCACAGCGGAGGCACATCGCCGCCTCAATGGTTTTCCGCATTTCGCCGCCTTCGGGACGCGCTTTCACGCTCACGTGGACACTGGCGGACGGACGTTCGGCGCGAATGGTTTCCAGCACCTTTTTCGTGGTGACTTCGGGAGTCCATCCGGCGCTCACCGCCTCTTTTTCGATTTCCGGGAATTCCCCGTTGCAAATCGACTGGATCGCGCCGACACGTTCGCGCTCGGCTTTCACCGCGTTCACGGCCGCGTCATTGGCGGTCGCCGCAACATCGACTTCAGCCTTTGCCTGCACGTCCGGCGTACCCTGCGGTTCATCATGCTTTTCCAGTTCGGCATCGGCGGCTCCGGCGGTCAGATTCTTGTTTTCCTCGGTCATAACTTCTCCTTGAATGGGTTTGAGATTTTTCAAATTAAACTGGGCGGTGACTTTCATTTTTGTTGAGGCGTCCGCTCCCACCGCCACAACGGAGACTTCCCTCAGCACGGACTTTTTGACGTGGTAAAACGGTCCGTCAATCTGCTGGCCGTTCACCTCCCGCGAACCTTTCACCAGTTCGCATTCGCGGACATCCGCTCCGATGGAGAGCTGCCAGTCCGCTCCGGCTTTGGACTGCGCCACAATATCCTGCGCGTCTTTGCTGTCGGAGACGATTTCTCCGACGATTTCCAGTGAAGCGTTTTTGACGCTTGCCGTCACCATGCCGACACGGGCGTCGGTCTTGTTTTCATGGTTTGTCAGAAGCGGCACATTTTCGGGAATACTCATCCCGGCGAGGTCGACCACCACAGGAAATTTCCATCCCGGCAGATTCATCTTTCCGCCGCCGTAAGCGAGTCCGGCAACTTTCGGTTTTGCACCGTTCGCCGCTTCTATGAGCGTAAAATCACTCATCTTTCTTTCCATCCTCTGGTTCTGAACCGTCATCCGGTTCGGGTTGCGTTTCCTGCACCATCTGGTCGTTCGCAATCGGAATTTCCAGTTCGCGCATCAATTTGATTTCCTTGGCTCTCTGCCGCAGAACCGACATATAGTCGCGTCCGTCCTTGGCACATTCCGCAGCCAGCGTTGTGGTGTTGTTTTCCAGCCGGATTTGCTGCGCCGTCGCTTCCTTCGTCGGATCAACGTGAACAAATCCATCCCAGAACCACGTGTGACGCGGTGTCCTCCGTTCTGCCGGATTGCCGTTCGTGAAGGAGTATTCCTGATACCACATATCGAAAATGTGGTTTAGAACTTCCGTCTCCCAAAACGAGCGATCCACCAGAATGCTCTTGTGATACAGCTGGTTGTCCAGCCGCCCGGACGCATAATTGTGTCCGCTGAAATCACCGGACACCGAGCCGTAGGTGGATACGGCGCACCGGGCGATTTCGGAAAGAATGATTTTCACAAACTCCCCGTGATTCGCGGTCGGTTGCTTGGCGTCCAGCTGTGCCATTTTCCATCCGGCGGGAACGGTCAGCATCATATTGCGTTCCAATTCCAGCGCATCCATGGGCGGCACATTTGCCGCTTCTCCGTCCGGCGGAGCATCCGTATACAAAATCGCGGCAAAATCGGCGGCGGCTTCTGCAGCGCTCAAGACCGCAAGGTTGTATCTGCGGAGCTGGGCAAACAACGGCAAAGCCGCTGAAAGTTCCGGCACGCCTCGATGCAGTTCCGGTCTGTCCGGCCGGAAAATGTGAAGCATATATTCCGCCGGAACGTGAAACACATCCTCGCCAGTGGCGTATTTTACATCGCCCGGATGGTATTTGAGAATCCGGTAGTCCATCGGATTGCCCCATACATCGTAGGTGATGCCGTCGACAGCGGTATCGTCCTCCAGCCACCGCAGTTCACCGGAAACGCGGTCGGCTTCAATGAGCATCACGTCCATTTTAACGGGATGGCGCACTTTCGGATTTGTTGCCATCACGGCGAATGCCTCGCCATCCTGACAGCGGCTGATCCGCATCATCCGCAGTTTCTGCGGCAGTTTCACCGCTTCGGCCCAGAGCGCAAATTCCGTTTCGACATCGTCGTTGAATTCTTCATTCTCGGCCAGAACCTGCAATCGCGGTCCCGTGCCGATGGTGTCGTTCGCCAGCATCTGTACCAATCCCTTGGCGTAACTGTTGTTGGCGATTTCATAACGGGAACGCTGGCGGAGGATTTTACGAACTTCCGGTCTCGCCTCCTGGTCGGCGGAGAGATAATCCGCCATCGCCCAATGCCGCACGTTGTCCTTGGTGGTCTGCGCCGCGTCGAACCGCGCCGTGACCGTCCGGTGGAAATGAGCGTCCGGCGGCGTCCGGGTTCGGAACATCGTTTTCAATCGTTCAAACATGTTACGCTCCCGAATGATGCATCGGCGTGATTTTGAGTCCCGTTCCGCGTCCCTGCATCACTTTCTTTTTGGCAAGATATTCGTCCGCTGCGATCTGGTCGGTCAGCGAATGCTGTTCGACCTTCTGCCCGTCCACTTCGGCGGACTTCGGTCCGGTTGCATTTTTGCGAATGCTCTCGTCAAGATTTTCAGTTGTTTCCGACATAGTTCTCCTTGACTTTCTTAGGTTAATGGTGTATCTTAGTATTGACAATGTGATAACAATAGGAGGTGAGTCATGATCAAAACATTGACCAAGCACGGCAACAGCGCGGCGCTCGTCATAGAGCGTCCCATTCTGGATTTGCTCGGTGCGACCATCGACACCGCTTTTGAAGTGGTGACCGACGGACAGGCACTTGTTCTCACTCCGGTGAAGGATGCCGTCCGGGCAAGCAAATTCCGCAAGTCCATGGACAAGGTCGGGAAACGCTATGCGAAATCCTTTGAGGAACTGGCAAAGTGAAATCCGAACCTGCATTCCTGACGTTCGCCGAAGTGATTGAAATCCACGATTATCAGATTGAAAACTTCGGCGGTGCGTCCGGATTGCGCGATATAGAACTTTTGAAATCGGCCATCGGAATGCCGTCCGCCACGTTCGGCGGAACGTTTCTGCATCCGACCATTTATGAAATGGCGTCGGCTTATCTTTTCCATCTGGTCGAAAACCATCCGTTCGTCGACGGGAACAAGCGTGTCGGCGCAATGGCGGCTTTGGTGTTTCTTGATTTGAACGGCATTGATTTTGACGCATCCGACGAGGAATTCACCGCCATGGTTCTCCGTGTCGCCAGCGGGAAAATGCTCAAAGCGGAAATCACTCTTTTTCTGAAAAACCACTGCTGCGAACGCTGATATCCTCCATGTGCTGAATTCGCTGCCCGATCCACGCCATCACATTCACACACATACTGTTGCCGCAGGCTTTGTAGCGCGGCGCGTCCGGGCATTCATCTTCCGGCTTGCCTTTCCATGGGATGCGCGTATGATTGTCGGGAAAACCCATCAGTCTTTCGCATTCGACCGGAAGCAATCGCCGGACGGTGGCATTCTGACAGACGCCCATAACACCGGTGCAGTTTTGAGTGTAGGCGACTTCCTCTTTCGCTCCGATTCCGTTTCCGCCATTTTCGACCTGCCGTCCAATCACGTTTTCCGCGATTGCGACTGCCGGAATGACCTGACTTCGGATGGTCGGGAACGCGCCAGTCCAATATCCCTGCTGTTCGCCTCCGGCGTCATTCTTGATGAAGCCAATCGGCTCTTCATCGCGCATGACCAAAGGGAGATTTCCTCCGCCAGTTCCAGCCCGGCTTGTAATCGTAGGTGAAACGCCCGGTGATTCCTTAATCCGGCTGTCGTTGCCGTGATTCTCAAAGCAGACCGCATTCTGATGTCCCGGACATGTTCCGTTAACGAGCGTATTGGAACACTCCTCCAGCGGAATCATGCTTTCGGCTTTGCGCTGCGGATAGAACGAGATGGCTTTGCCGCCCTTGTAATCGGTGGCGATCAGCGTCGGCGCGATTTCCTTTTCATGGATTTCCACTTGCCGGATGTCGAAACATTCCTGCTCTTTCGGGAGGCAGATAATCGTCTGATCGTTGCCGGTTGCGAGAGTGTGGCTCAGATTGTCTCCGATGAGTGCGCCTTTTCCGCCGCCGGGTTTTCCGCACCGCATCCGGATTGACTTTGCCGAATCAATGCCGCTTTCAGCACCGGAGGCAAGTCCTTGCCTCTTCGTTCTGCCCGGCGGAGTATCCCCACCGCGCATTTCGCCGTCAAATAATACTTTGGCGGGATAGAGCCAGCTATCAAGATGTCCGACAAGGATGAGACGTCGCCGTCGCTGCGGAACCGCCCTTGGAAATTCGGGAACTCTGGTATATTGAGCGTCAAGTATTCGCCACGCCACTCCGAAACATCCGGGTGCGTTGGTGACGATTCCGCATTTCCGCCAGCCGTCTTTGGGAGGTTTGACTTCCCATCCGCACAGGAGCGATAAGAATCCGGCAAAATCGCTGCCGCAGTCACCGCTGCTGAGGATGCCCGGCACGTTTTCAAAAACGACGATTCGAGCTTTTGTCCGATAAGCCAGTTTGACAAATTCAAGGGTGAGGTTTCCACGCGGATCGGCGAGTCCCTTCCGCAATCCGGCCAGACTGTAGGATTGACAGGGACAGCCGCCGACGAGCAAATCAATGTGTCCGTCATAGTCTGTTTCCTTTATTTTGGGAAAATCGCCGAGATTGGGTATCCGTCCGCCCGGAGGCAGTTCGGCAATCTGCTTTTTCCAGCTCTCACGGAGCTTCCGGTCTTTTTCATTCTGCGCCTCGGCAGGATCAAGCGAACGCAACGGACGTGTCGCTCCGAACCGTTCGCACAGCACCGCCGACGGGAACGGCTCGACTTCGGCATAGAATTTTGCCGTCCAGCCAAGCGGTTTCCATGCGAGGCTTGCCGCCTCCACGCCGCTGCATACACTTCCGTAATTCATATGCTCTCCGATTTTTCATGATGGTTGATTTTGTTCTGTCCTATTTCTTTGCCAAAATCGGAAAAAACCGTCGGTAAAAATGACCTTTTTCAATGTTTTTTTCGGCTTTTTTGCAGATCGGAGAGTTTGACGGACGATTCTTGCGTTTGCGGAATGGAATACAATTCCCGTTTCCCTTTCTGCATATCGGAAAGACGTCCCGTCATTGCCGTTCGTTTCTTCACCGCACCGAATTCCGGCATGGTGCATCCGAGCATGGACGCGCAGACGGCGCAACCTGCAATACAGTCCAGCCAGTGATTGTCATTCCGTTCAGGACGAATTTTCCATTCATCAACCGTCCGGCCGCGTCCGACAGTTTTTACGCGGTATTCCGCCGTCAAGTGTTCAGCTATCAACTGATGAAGCGCCGGATGCCGTCCATAGAACGAAAGGCTGCTTTTGTCTCCCATCGGCACGGTCAGTCTGGCATGGATGAACGATTTCCAAAAGTTGGAATCGAAAATCACGTGCCGGATGGCGCGTTTCCCCGCCACGTTCGGCATCATCCAGTTGAATCCGAGGCGGTCGCCGGGTTGTTTCCGGTATTCGGTCATCGGCTTGGATGACGCGCCGACATATCTGCCGTGCGCCGGATAGATGACGCCACCCCACTGGCTCTGCCGACAGAACTGGTAAACGATGTCCGTCGAGCTGCCCCAGTTCGCGTCAATCATCGCCCGTTCAATTTTCAGCATCGCGCCGTCCTCCCGTTCCCATTCGCGGGAGAGCATGTCATCCACCAGTTCGGTCAACGCGCCATAGAGCCCGCCTTCCAATCCGGCGGTTGGAAATTTCGACTGGATGGTCGGATTCGCGGATGCCAGCGTAAACATCCGGTTATGCTGTTCCGGCCATGCTCCGTAATCAATCACCGCACCGGTGAAATTTTCCGACCATGCCACCACCGAATAGAACAGCAGGGCTTTTTGAATATCGATGAACATTGTGATGCGGTCGCAAGCCAGCGGCACTTTTCCCGCCGTTAAGCCGTTGACTTTGCTGGCAATCTCATCCACCGACAGCAGTGCGTCATCATCCATATCTTCCGGCAACGGCTCATTCTGATATTCGCTCATGAATGCGACCTCATCCCGGAACTTCAGATTCATGGCATGCTGTAAGGCAGACACCTCGTCGGCATTGAACCGGGCATCCCATTCAACCTCCGAGCCTTCGTCCATTGCCTCGCGATGGGCAAGGTAGAAATCGGTCGCCGCTTGAAAATTGCCGTCCGTCCGCAATGCTTCAGCCCGGATGTCCGCATACTCGTCCCAAAGTTTCATATTTTTGGGAAACTTGTACACCATCTTGGTTTTCTCGCCATTCCAGTCGGGATGCGTCTGACGGTTCAAAATCGTGTCCGCCATATCGCCCGGACGAATAATCGTACACGGCATGATGCCCGAAATTTTCTCGCCCGGTCCGGCAAGACCGAGAATGTCTCCGGCGAGGACACGGACGCGCTTTCGCGTCTGTTCCAGACTGCCGGCCGATTCCGAGGTCTGCGGATCATCGATGATGACCAGTGATGGACGGACGTTTTTACCATCGGCGCGTTTGTATTTCATTCCTCGGATTCGACCGGTTATTCCCGCTACCCGGACGATTACGCCGGATGCCGGACTGTCGGCAATTGTCGGCAGTACGATTTCATTGCTTGTCCACGTAATGCGTGTCCGCTCTCCTTTGTAAAGCTGTCCGGCACATCGGTTGGCAATGCCGTCCAAGGCGGCAATCGGGAAACTGACTTCCGGGAAGTCCGCCAGCAGATGCTCGTTGGTTTCCAGTTCCGTTTTGATGCTGTCCAGCATTTCCAAGGCGGCCGCCTCGGTAGCGCCGACAAGAAACACAAATTCCCGGTGACCGTAAAGCATTGACCACAAGGCGGCGCATTCGGTCATTGTCGATTTGCCACTGCCGCGAGGCATCGCCATGGCGAACAGACCGCCATGCAAAACCGCAGTCTCGATTTTCGCAATCACTTTCAGGTGATCGGCTGACCATTCCAAAGAGAAGTTCGCCGGGAAATAGCTCTCGCAGAACAGTTTGAAATTCGTCCGGCACTGTTCTTTCAGTTCCGGATTCTCCACTTCCGGCAATTCGCCAATATCGCGTCCGGCAAGTGCCAACGCGATATTCCGATTGCGGACGGCGTTCTTTTTTTCCTCGTAGGTTTGATTCACCTCCGACTGCCGGATATGCAGTTGTTCCCGAAGCCACGCCGCATATTTGAACAGATTGACTGTCGAGCCGTCATCGTCGGTAATGCGGAATCCGGCACGTTCACGGTGTCGCCACAGTCTGCGGTCATTCAGCACATCGCGGAGCGGTGTGGAATTCACCAGCCTTACAATTTCAATCGGCTTGAGCCGACTCGGATTCATTGCCATCGCGGTCTATCTCCTTTATCATCCACGCCATGTATTTTACCAGATTGACCGTGCCGTCGGCGTTGACCGGCATTCCCGAATCTATGTCCCGCCGGAGCATTTCCAGCGTCATAATCCGGCAGCCCGATTTGACGAGGACTTTCACCAGATTTTCCGGTGAAAGCGCTAATGGATTCAGATGTTCGTCCATGTAAAGTCCTTATGTTGAAGAATTATCGATTTAATATCGGAATCGCTCTGGCTATGTGCGAATACAACGCTTAATTATCACCAGCGCAACGAGATACGCTCAAAGTCAAAAACCATTAAGGAGTCAGAAATGAGCAACAAAATGAATGTCACGGTCGGAAGCAAAGTCATCGTCAAAGTCGGATGCCGCGAAATCAATGCAACGGTTCTCGAAGTCACCGAAACCGGATGCCGCGTCCAAAGTATCGCCAGCGGCAAGGAATTCTCAACGACGAGAATCATTCGCATCGTCGAGCCGGAAGAATCGCAACCCGCTGAAGAATCGCCAATGCCGGAAGATACTTCCATGAAAGTAGAACAACCGACAGAATCGGAAGAACAAGATGCTCCGAATCCGGTTCCCGAATCCGGCAAGCCGGAGACGCCAGCCAAGAAGATGTCGCTGATGGATGCCGCTGTCGAGGTGTTGAAAAACAGCGGGAAACCGCTGAACACCCGCGAAATCGTCAAGGCGGCAACCGAAGCCGGATTGTGGATTCCGACCGCATGCAAGACACCGGAGCAGACCTTGTACGGCAGCATCTTCCGCGAAATCGCCACCAAGGAAAATCCACGCATCGTCAAAAGCGAGATGAAGGGTAAATTCGAGTTTGCCAAGTAACTTTCCGGATATCCAATCATTCTTCGGATGGCGAGGATTCTTCAACGGCGGGGGTAAGCGATAGCCAGTCGCACCCTTCGCCGTATTTGAATTCAGCCCAGCGACGCCGGATGACGTCGCAGTATTTTTCGTCCAGTTCAATCATCCGGCATTTGCGACCGGTCTGCTCACAGGCAATGAGCGTCGAACCGCTGCCGCCAAAATTATCCAGCACCGTTTCTCCCCGCTTGGACGAATTTTGCATTAGGTAGACCAGCATCTCAACCGGCTTCATCGACGGATGCACGTCATTGTGCTTCGGCTTATCGAAATTCAGCAGGTTGCACTGGCAACGGTCGGAATACCATTTATGCGGCGCACCGGGCTTCCAGCCGTAGAGAACACTCTCGCTTTGGTAATGATAATCGAACCGGCCGAGGACAAAACTGTTCTTTATCCAGTAGAGCGTTTGATGGACTTCCAGTTCGGTATCCTTTGCCGCCAACCGGAAATTGACGGATTCTGAATCGCTGTGGAACACATAGAACGATGCGCCAAGACGCAGGGAATCCGATGCGCAGTGAAACGCCGCAGTCAGGAAGTCCCGGAACTTGCTATCCGCCATGTTGTCGTTCTGAATCGTCAGACCGTTACTGCCCTGCAGGGCAACGTTATACGGCGGGTCAACCAGATAGAGGTCGGCTTTCGCTTCGCCCATCAGTTTTGCAATGTCCTCCGGCTTCGTGGAATCTCCGCACAAGAGCAGATGTTCGCCCAGCCGATAGACCGTGCCGCGAACGCTCTCCGCCTGTTCCGGCACTTCCGGCACCGCGTCCGGTTCGGTTTCGCCGTCCTCGACGGTGTCGGCATCCGTGCCATTCAGCAGCCGATCCAGTTCATCGGTCTCGAATCCAAGAAGCGACAGGTCGAAATTCGCATCCTGCAATTCCTTGATTTCCAGCGGCAGCAAGTCGTAATTCCACTCCGCAATTTCCGCCGTCTTGTTGTCGGCGATGCGGTACGCCTGAATCTGTTCCGGCGTGAGGTCTGCCGCCACATGAACCGGCACTTCCGTCAGCCCAAGTTTCTGCGCGGCTTTCCATCTGGTGTGTCCGCACACGATGACGTGGTCTTTGTCGACCACAATAGGGGACCGCCAGCCGAATTCCGAAATGGATTTCGCCACGGCGTCGACGGCATCGTCGTTGAATCGCGGATTTTTCTCGTATGGATGGACATCCGCGATTTTCATGTTCACAATTTGCATAAAAAGTCCTTTGATTAGGTTTGCAATTCTGATTTTCAATGTCGGAATTGCAAAGTTTTCGGTAAAAAAACAGCCTCCCGGACGCTTGCGGAAACTTTCGTTAGGGTATCGAGTCCTTCCGCCGCCCTCAGGAGGCAATCCCCTTCGGGGGAACCGCTCGATTTTCCATTTTCGAGGGGCGATTTTCGCGTCCCGTGCTATTTTGGTCGATTTTCGGGCATCGCCCTTGTGCGGGGACGGCTCTCATCGGGCGTATGCGATAACGCAACGCCCAGCGATGGCGTTCACTCGCGTCCTGTCGCGTGATAACGCGCAAGCCCAAGCGACTACTGCGTCAGCGTCCGTGTGCGTCAGCGGGGGCTTTCTTCGCGTTCCGGCCAAGCACACGGTATGAGTGGAGCAGGTTCTGACTGCGCGTCACCCATTCCAGATTGGCGGCGCGGTTGTCATACTTGTCGCCGTTGATGTGATTGACCTCCGCCCCCTCGAACCACGTGTCCGCATGCCATGCCATTGCCACGAGGCGGTGGACATAGTGGTTCACGCCGCCGATTTTGACATCGATGTAATGCTCACGTCCGTTCGTGATGCGGAGTCGCTGTTCCAATACCTTACCCGGCAGTATTTTGCGGTAGGTCTTGAATCCGATATGCGCCCGGACGCTTCGTGCCTTGCTCCGGATGAGACCGGTGTCGGATGCCTCGTAGAACGGCATGCCCGGTATGGTACGCCATGGCATTATCGTTTTGGCTTGTAACAATGCTCAGGGAAACGTTCTAACGGACGATCTTCAAATGGAGCGCGCCAGTTGTTTCCACGGATGAGATTGCGACGGTCATGACCACAATTAACCATGTCCCATGCATCCTCCCAATGGGAATCGGCGATTTCTGCATCATCGAATTTCTCCCATTTGCCGAGAGCATCAATGGCTTGTTTGCAAGTATCATCCCATCCTTTGCCGCGGTCAAACTCATTGATTTGCCGTGCGGCGAGTTGCCAGTAAGGGATAAATGCGGTTGCCAGCAGATATTGTATGGCTTCGAGACTAAAAAAGTCACCGCAAGCCAGTGCATTACTGGGAATGCAGATAAACTCATAATCATCGTCGCGTTTCCCAATTTCGAGGTCGATGGCGCAGACAATGCGTCGCCGAAGCCCCGCTTTGCGGCAAAGCCCGGAGAAGAGTTCCCCGATGAGCGAATGTTGCCAGCGCAGGTCAGATTCCATTTCAAAACTCCACGCGCCGAAGCGTTCAAAGATTTTGACGTGAATGCCGATATCCTTTTCGTCATCACGAAACAGCGGGACAAAAACATCGATTGGAGATAGTCTCCCCATCGACTCGGTTAGATTTTTCATAGACATAACAGTTTCCTTAGTTGATGATTGAAGTCAGATAATTGACGCGAGAGCCGCGTCTGGAAAAGAGCGAGAAAATACCTTCGGAATCGCGCACGCGATATATATGCGCAGAGGGCTAAAAACACATACATATACACCCTCTCTCCTAAGGTATATATATTTATATGTTTTTGTTTATAATCAACGATTTAGACATTCGGAAAATCTTCGGAAAGTATTCGGAGATTTCCAAAGGCCATCGCCGTTACGTTCGGAAGGATGTCCGTTTTTTCCAAAGGTTAGGACTTCTTTTTCCGACCCCGCTCCAAGTCTGGTGGCGGTGTCAAAACGGAAAAACGACCGTCTGCATTTCTTGCCACCCACTTTCGAGCTTCCAGTTCCATGAGCAGATCCTGACGTTGTTTTGCCGTTGTTCCGCTTCCGCTGGCCGTGCGTGAGATTTCGCTGGTCAAAACACCATCTCCATGGTCGAAGTCGCGGACGATGCAGAATATGCGTTTCAGTTGCTTTTCAATAATTCTGCTGTTCCCGACGCTCTCGACGATGCCGGACAGAACGCGTTCCGCATTAGCAAAAAGCCACAAGACCAACAGCCTTGCACGGTGACGGGTGTCATCGGTGATGATTACCTCTTCGCCCTGCGTCCGGATATCTCCGGTGACTGAAAGCATTACGACAAAACGCGGATAATACTCATTGCACAGACGCCGCCATGACGGAATGAACCGTTGGTCGCATTTGCCGATGAATACCTGTTGGAGGGATTCAGAATACCCGTCCTCGAATTCAACAATGCCGCGTTTTCGCAGAAATGGTTGAATCGCGAGTTCCATTCGTTTCATGATGGCGATGCTGTCGAAGTTCTTTGGGTTGCCATAGAACTCCGGCATCTTGGCAATAAGGAAACGTCCGACGAATCCTGTCTCGACATCAATGATATCCACCTTTTCGCTGAACACGTTTGGCTGGATATTCGCAATGATGTTTGGAGCGCAGTAGACGGCGGAGCGAGACGAACCGGCTCTACCGCGATCTGAAAAGTTCTCGTCAAAATACCCCATGCCGAATACCTGCGTCAGAAATTCGGCGGCCTTGCTTTGCCAGCAGTCTTTATCAAGCCAGCTTGACATTTCGGAGATGCTCAAGAGAGCGTTTGGCTTTCTCGTCAACATCCCGGCGATACCGGCGGCTGAACCGGATGTACCCAAATTCCAGTCTGGAACGACATTGGTCTTGTCCGCATGATAGATGTCGGGATTTCTCATGTGGGAAAATTTACCAATCAAACCGCCGATGTCCTTTCCGCAGGCCGATGGTGCAACAAGCATTGCATATGCGTTGCATAGCTGACCTCCGCTGGTGTTGATTTTCATTCTTGCGCGATCATGTCCGACGAGAGCCACGCCGCCGAGATTGCCGCCATATCGTTTTACCAACTCCTCGTCCGATGCCACGCCGCTCAAGCAACATGCGGCGGTGACAATTGCTTTAAGCAATGCGCCCTCCAATGGAAGCGGAGGACGCGATACAGAGGCATAAATTTCGGTCAGCTCTCCAAGAAACGTTCCGTCAAGGCAATTCATAACATCTTCATTTGTCACGTTTCGCCATGGCTGGATTATTTCCGGTTCTGGAGGCACAATGATGGATGATGACGCAACAGATTCCTGCTGGCCCTGCTGGTTTATAATGCCGGTGATGTCCACAGACGGCAAACTTGCGTCCTCTTTATGGTCATAGCATCCCGGCTCACGCATGACACGGAATTTGCGCCAGTCGTTGCCGAGGCAATGGTCGTGCAGACAGCGGAATCCGATTGCTCCTCCCGGTGTTTCGGTCAGCGCCGCGGATTTGTTGTCGTGATCCGGATTGAACGGGCAGATATTGAAAATCCACTTGCGGCCGCCCTTATAAGACTGCGGTTGTCCTGCGTCCGGCGCATACTTCGCAATCCATTCGTCAATGTCGAAACCGGGTGATTCCTGATAGGAGGTCACGACCGATTCGACATGTGCTGGCGGCGTTTTCGACGATTCCCCGACAATTTGCTGAAGCAGTTCGGTCGGAACGATTTCAACAGACTCCGGCACTTCAAGGATTTTCGCCATGCGGTGCGGACGCGCCGGGATGGAATCGCCTTTGCAGTTCATCGTGCCGGGAATGCGCCAGATGCGCGCCGGATTGTACACGGTCAAATCCACTTTGACTGCGTCCGATGAGGCTTTCGCAATTTCCGTCACCGCCTGTTGCACCACTCCGCCGTCATCCGCCGGAAGGTCGATGCGGTAGGTCATCTGCGCCCCGTTGCCGGAGTCCAGCATGACGGGAAGCGGCCAACCGAGGGAGGACAGCCCATCGCGGATTTCACGCGCCTTCGCCAACGCCGCCTCATGCTCGGCGTCGGTGCTGGAAATCTTCGCTTTCCGCACGGCGTCACAGTCGATGAGCAACCAACGCCTTTTGACGATGTCCGAGTCGGCGGTGGCCGTTTCCGATTCCGCCGGACAGAGCCGGTTGCAGGCCCGCGCCAACAGATCCGGCGATACGGGATTGATGGTGACATACGCTCCGGCATAGGCGCGAAGTTTTCCGATGGCGGCTACGGCGTTCGGAATGTTGTCGTAATCGAAATATCCCGATTCCGTATGCGGTTTCAGATATCCCGGCGTGACGGCTTTCAGAATGCGGATTTCGAAGACATCCCCCGGCTGAAACCACAGCCTCATGGCGCGGACGATTTCTTCCTTGTCGATCATCTCGCCTCCACCTCGCGGAATGGAATCAGCACCGTCACGCCGACCAGACTGAAAGCCGGGAACGTGACCGCGGGAATGACTTTCGTCTCAAACCATTCCCGCAGGCGGCGGACGGCCTTGTGACGACTGCGCGACAGGATGGCGCGGATGTCCTCCGTTCCGATCATCCGGACGTTCTGCGGACCGCCGGCGGTGTCCATGCGGACGTATTCCGGCGACGAGTTGCAGAAGCGCCCCAGCGTCTTGTTCGGGTTGACGTAGCCGAGGATGTTGCAGATGTCGGTAGCGGCGAACTTCGGGACGCCGTTCATCACGACCATGCGGATGGTGCGTTTGCCATAGGCGAGATTTGCTGGTGTGTTACTCATGGTTTTCTCCCTGGTTGCTTAAAATGAAGCGCTTGTCTGCCTCATTATCCAATTCTGTTTCCTTAAGAAAGCGGATTGCGGCCGCCGCCGTACGGACGGCCTCGACGATCATTCCCCGCTTCGTGCCGCGTTTCTCGTCATAGATGTTCGCCGTCCTGACGAGACCTCCGCATTCCTCGGCGCAGAGGCTTGCCGCCTTGACCGGGTCGCGCGGCCATGCCGGATGGATGGTTTCCGCACGGGCGACTTCCGCCATGATGTTCATGATGATGAGTTCAGTTTTCATCGGTCACCGCCTTCGCCGCCTGTTCCAGCTGGACGAGATGCCGTTCGGCCTCGGCTTTGATTTTTTCGGCCAGTTCGACGAATCTGTCGCAGTCCGCGATGAAGGTCTGAAAACACTGGAAATAGTCCGAACCGGAGCCGTGCGGGGTCAGGAGCAGGTCGTAGTTGCTCATGAAGAATTCCGGTTCTTTCCGGCCCGTCTGTTTCTTGCTGATATGCCAGCGGCGGTCTTTGCTGGTCAGTTCCTGCGTGAGGTTCTGTTCCGAAACCTCCCATTCGATTACGGATTCAGGCATGGGCGTATCCTTTCACGTTGAAATGTTTCTCATGGGCGTTGCCGACGACGCGGATATTCTGATACTGAGTGACGCGGCTGATATGCGCGCCCCGGGTCACGCCGTCGAGGATGTACCGTCCCTCGCGGCTGTTGTACCGGACGATGAAGAGGCCGACCGGGCGTCCGAAGCTGTTGCGGACTTCCACGATGTCGCTGGTGAAAACTTTCCGTTCGCCCTGGTCGAGCAGGCCGATCCACTGGTCGATTTCGCAATCGGCACGGTCGAGCGCCTCGACCGCGCCGTCCATGACAGCGTAGACGTTTTCATCGTCGAATCCGACTGTCGGGAAAATCTCCTTGCTCACTTTGTCGAACGCCCGGAATTCGACGGCGTATTCCGGCTGGCGGATGTACTTGAAATCCATATTCTTGCTCCTTGTTCAGAATGTCACGGTCGCGGTCAGCGTCGCCGCCGCGAACCAGTAGATGGCGTTTTTTATGTCCCGGCAGCAGAGGCATACGATTGCCGCGCCGATGTCGAGACCGATCAGGATGGCCGGAAATATCTGTTTTGCATTCATGTGATCCTTTCTTGCTGATGTGACCAGTTTTAAATTCCTGATACTTTTTGAAATGTATTTTTCTTCGATTTCTTCGCTTTCTGTTAATAATGGCTTGACATGCTTCAAATGCATGTTATATTTATTTGTAGTCAGGATATAAATAACTAGCTTTACAATCATGAACAACGACATTCAAAATCAATTTCGCGATCTTTGCAAAAACATTGGTTGGAAGTGCACGCCCCAGCGTTTGGCCGTGTACGCATATTTGCAGCAAAATCATACCCATCCGAGTGTAGATGTTGTTTGGGATGCGGTGCGTTGCAGCCAGCCGACGATCTCACGCGAAAGCGTATACCGTATTCTCAATGAACTTTCGGAGCATGGCATTATTGGGCGCGTAGATCATATTGACAGTGCTCGTTATGATTGTCGTGTCGGCGCGCACGGACATTTCATTTGCAAAAGCTGCCGTGAGATTTCTGATTTTGATTGGCCGGACGGGACCCAGATACCGCCCGAATTGCTGGCACGGCAAGTACAGCACATAGAAATCAGACTTGTCGGCGTGTGCCCCAAGTGCGCCGCTGCGCACAAGCAAAAGCGGCATCCATCCGAAAAACCAGCGAGCGAAAGAGCAGACACTAAAATAGGAGCACCGTGCTTCTATGGTGATAACCCACAGGAGGAATAGTCATGAGAAGCTTCACAACGTTCGATCTGCAGTATGCGCACAGATTCTACGGATTCAAAGGCGAGGCACAGTATTTGCATGGTCACACCGGCGTTTTGACGATCGAGGTGGAGGATTCCATCAACCCTGGTGTCAACATGGTTTTTCCGTGCAACGAAATTCAGAAGACGGCTTGGGCCCTCTTGAAAAATTTCGACCACGCCCTTATCTTGAGAGAAGATGATCCGCTGCTTCCCTCCGTGCTTGCCGTATATGAAGCGCAGGGAATCAAAAATGGCGCACCGACCAACACGATGAAGGGCGAGGCGTTCAAGACGGAGCTGGCGACGGCCTATCCGGACTGTCGTCTGGTTGTCACGAAGGAAACCATGACGGTCGAAGGCATGATCAAGATCGTCTACGACCTGCTCAAAGACAAACTGAATATTGCCAAGATCACCTTCACCAGCGGTGTCAATGCGGCATCCCAGGAATACAAGCCGGTCGGAACGATGGATCGTTGTCCGCGGTGCGGGATTGCGCTTGTTGATGGAGCCTGCCCGAAGTGCGGCTATAAAAAACATTGATTTCTGTAACGGCATCGCATAATTATTGAGATGCCTGCAACATGCCGTCGGTTTCAAATATTTTGGAATCGACGGTTTTTTCTTCAAGCCGGATGCCGCTTCCGCAACGAGTCCGATCAGAATGATCGGTAAAAACGGTTTTGTATTCATCTGTTCTCCTAAAATGGAATCTCGCTACCATAATCGCTCACGCCCAGGTCCTGCGGACTGTTGGACGGCCAGTCGTTGATTTTTGCGGAATCGTCACCCGGTTCACGCATGACCGGACGTTCGCCAAGGACGCATTTCGTGATACGGTCGAACTTCTCCCCCGCGACAGACTTTACCGTGATGGCGAGCGGAACGGCAAGCATCCCATCGTTTGCCCAAGCGACCGCCTCCCGCGCCGTCGCCGGAACGGGACAGCCAAGGGCGGCGCGGTTCTTCCACCACTTCTCGAATTTCCCTCTGGCGTATCCGGTATGCTCCGGGCAAACCCATTCGGAACGGAAGTCGTTGAGGCCGACCTCGTAGTCGATCCGCATCGTCTTCGGCGTGCCGGGATCGGCGTACCGCTTCTCGTGGACGCAGTAGTAAACATTCTTCACGGCGTATTCGTCATAGAAGATTTCGCCTGAGATGACGCCGTCCTTCGCCGCGTGTTCCGTGATATTGCTCCTCGACGGCGGCGGAAATTCGTATCCGCATTCCGGGCATTTCTGATACGCCGCGTGGATCAGCGCGAGGCACTGCGGACACTTTTTCGCCGGAGCGTCTCCGTTTCCCGGCGTCCTGTCCGTGACGCTTATCATGTCCACGGGACCGTGACGCATGATGTTGCCGCCATAGTCCAGGACGAGGCAATTCTGCTTTCCCGTCTCCGGCGACAGCCTCGTTCCGCGCCCGACCATCTGAATCAGAAGACCCGGGGAATTGGTCGGCCGCAGGAGAACCACGCAGTCGATGTTCACCGCGTCGAATCCGGTGGTCAACACGTTCACGTTGCAGAGAAATTTCAGCGGCGGCTTTTTCGCGCCGAACAGATCCGCCACGACCTCCCTGCCTTTGAACCGGTCGATGATCTCCGCGCGTTCTCCGGGAGAAGTCTCTCCGGTCACCACGGCGCATTCCATGCCGGAATAGGCGGAAATCTTCTCCGCCACATGCCTGCAATGGTTAACGCCGGACGTGAAAATCAGCACCGACTTCCGTTCCCGCGTCAGGTCGACGATTTCACGGCACGCTGACGATACCAGTTCCTCGGTGTCCATCGCCGACGCGATTTCGTCCCCGACGAACTCGCCGCCGCGAATATGGAGGCCGTCCAGTTTCGCCTCGGCGCGTCCGGCACGGGACACCAGCGGAGACAGATAGCCCTGCGTGATCATTTCTTTTAATCCGGCTTCGTAGCAGACCTCGTTCAGCAGATTTTCCGGCTGACAGATCAGTCCGCCTTTCAGTCTGAACGGCGTCGCCGTCAAACCGATGAGACGGACGTTCGGATTGATGACTTTCATGTCTTTCAGAAACGTCCTGTACATTCCATCGCCATCCGGCGCAATCAAGTGCGCCTCGTCCACAATTATGAGGTCGAACGCACCAAGGTCACATGCCTTGCCATAAACCGACTGGATGCCGGCCACGATGACGGACTCCTCCGTATCACGGCTTTTCAGTCCTGCCGAGAAAATCCCGATTTGCAAATCCGGGCAGAGCGCACGGACTTTTCCGGCGTTCTGTTCCAGCAGTTCTTTGACGTGCGCCAGTATGAGTACACGCCCATTCCATTGCGCCACGGCATCACGGACAATTTGCGCGATGACCACGGATTTTCCCGTGCCTGTCGGCAAGACCACACATGGATTGTTCTCCTTGGAACGCAGATGATTATAGACGGCGTCCACAGCCGCTTGCTGGTACGGTCGCAGAATCATTTTTCACGCTCCCGCACGAATCCCGGCTTTCTTCATGTCGAACGCCAGCTTCAGCTTGAGCAATACAAGTGTATTCTCATTGATTTTAAGGAATTTGCATACTTCCCTGTCTGCGTAATTGTTCATGAAAAGAAAGCAGACCAGCCGTTCGGTATTGTCCGTAATTCCCTTCACGAACTCCTGCACGATTTGACAGCGGCGTCCGTTGTTTTGTCTCCTGTCCATTCTTTTATCCTTATATATGCCATGCCGTCCGGCGGCATCGGTTCGCGTTTTGTCACTATGAGTCGGTGAACTTGGGAATCGTCTTCGTACAGCCCTGCGTGAGTAAACGCGTCCAGCAGACACTTTTGACTGTTGTCGATGTCCCGTCTCCGTCTGTCCGGCGGATACAATTCGATGGAAAGTTCCACCGGACAGCGGAAGATCTGGACGTTTTCCGAACGGAACCGCGAGACGATCATTTCGCGGTATTTCCGTCCGTCCCGGCTGATGAGGACTTTCGATCCTACATGCCGGTAGTAATGATTCACGCTTGGAGGCCAGGGCAGTTCAAATTCCTGTGTCACTTTTTCGCCCATGGCGGAGCGGCATTCGCGGTTGCCTGCGGAGGCGGTGTCGCAGCTGCAAAGGTCGCTTTCGGCGCATAACTTTTGATTTCGTTGGTCATTTCATCGTCTTGATTTTTCTTGCAGCGGACGGTGATGACCAGCGGCAGATTATGCAGTTCAAGCGAGTCCCTCGGCGTCAGCACGTTGACCGCGCGGCAGATGGCCGAGAGATCGGCACGGGCCATGCGGACGGCATCCGGGTTCGGATTCTCAAGATTGAGACGCGCCCAGAGCTTGCGGTTCTTGAACTCGCCGTCGATGATTTCAAATTCCAGCTGGAGATAGCGCCCCGTACCGGAACGGGTGTCTTTCATCTCGGAATCGGAAATGACAGCGTTGTATTTGCCTGCCGGGATGACATCGAATCCGGCGCTCGGCTCGACTTCGGTTGCGTTAAAATTCAGTGTGGACATGATGGTTGCCTTTCTGTTATGCCAGCACAAAAACGTGCTGTTTAGTGATGATGGGGTGTCTGGGATTTCTGTTGGTCACGACCGCCGGAGCGGACGGGCAGCGAAGGTGTTCGAAGAAAACGAGAAACGGCATGAAATCATCCCGTATCATCCGGCACTGCGTCCCTTTCTGGATACGCCGTCCGCAGAGATCACAGGTCAGATGACGATGCGCCGTGATTATTTTTTCGGACATTTTTTCACCTCGTAGACTTTGCGCTCCTTGAACTCCTCCTGTTTCCCTTTATTCCAGTTGGAAACCGGGCGGAAGTATCCGCAGACACGGCTGAACACTTCGCAGACTGCGCCGCATTTACTCATGATGGTTCTCCTCAATTTTTTGATAGGCGTCGATGAATGCCTGCCACGAGAGCGGAATTTCTGATGGCAGACCGTAACGGTTCTTGGCGATGCACGCAGGACTCCCTTCAAATCGGATAACTCTTTCTCCTCCGTCTGCGCCAATGGGGGCAACGATTCCGCGTTCTGAACTGAATTTTCCACTCTCTTTCTGTACACGAAACTTTTTCCAAACAAATCCGACAGCATCGGCCCATTCGATAATAAGCCCGCAAGCGTTTTTATTCAGTCTTGGCGTATGGCGGTCATATGCCATTGTTTCCGGGTCTTCAACGTGTTCGATTTTTGCATGGGCAACAAGAATAATTATCATGTTGCGTTTATCACGAATCTCATCCAGCAGCGAAATGAGGGATCGCATTTTTTTGAGAGCCAGCGATGCTCCCGTTCCATATTGACCAGGAACGCGTTCGATACTCTGAACGTCATATTCACGACAAACTTCTTCATGAATAATTCGTTCCAGCCAGTCGACGCTGTCTACTACAACCGTTTGAAAATCATGAGGCTCATCGCGAAGTGCAATTAGTTCGTTCATGACCTCCGAGAGGCGATGTGCCAACGGAAATCTTTTACAACCGATTGACCCAAGCCCATCCTCCGTCTGCACAAAAATGGCGTTGGGCGCGGATGCTCCGAACGTGGATTTGCCCACGCCTTCGCTCCCGTAAATCATGATTCTCGGCGGCTTGTTTTCCCGCCCCGTCTGAATGTTTTCAAGCATTCCCATGGTGATAAAATCCTTTCGGTTAAAGTGTGTCGATGATTCGGGTATCTTCATAACCGGTCGGCCATACGCCGCTGATGCAGCAGTTCCGATAGCGTTCCAGCGCCGCCTTGTTGGTCAATTCCGCGAGGTCAAGTACCTCGTCGGTGAGCTTCCAAACGCCAGTCGCAAACGGCTCGTTCTTTTCCACAGCGATGATATGCACGGGAACATTGCGCCCGGTGGCCTTGCGAATAACCGCCCGGTAAAACGCCATCTGATAGAGGTAGCCGAACCGGCGGCAGTCGGATTCAAACCACTTCAGCGAATCGCAGGTCTTCAAATCGACCAGCCCAATTTTCTCGCTGAACCAGTCCATGCGGATCTGGCAGGGGACAGCGCAATACTCAGCGCGGATGACTCCCTCCGCCACACCATCGGAAAGCAGTTCCGAGGCGACCGGATGAAGCCAGACGCTGGTCTGCAATTTCATGATGAAGTTGTAATCCTTACCTGAAACGACCTCGCGTTCCTGCGTCGCTTTCCATTCGGCATAGGCCTTTGTCGATTTACCGAACGGCTCTCCGGTGCGGGGATTCGTCGGCCCGTCCGTCACGACGAACTGGCTGTCGAATTCGGGGCGTCCCTCAAGGATCAGGCAGTGTGACGCCCTCCCGATTGCGAATGCCGGTGATTCGGATTCCTCGATCTGCCCAAGGATCTCCTTGCGGTAGAGTGCCGGACTTTCCCGAAAATCCGCCAGCATGTGCGAGGACATGCAGCGTCCCGCTTTTGATTCGGCGTGATACTGTTCCGCCGGTTCTCTGATGATAAAGTCAATGGTTTTCATTTGTGTTCCTTTGTGTTTGACGGTTTTTCCTGTCTGTCCTATTTCTTTGCCAAAAACAGGAAAAACCGTCGCTGTTTCAAAACTTTTTTAGAGTTTTATTCCACTCCGGACAAAAATCTCCCGAATTTTTTTCATGCGCCAAATACGGATGGTGGCATCGGGAATACCGAGGATTTCTCCGATTTGCTCGAAGGTGTGGCCGTCCATGATAAGTTCGCAAATCCGCCGGAGGTCATCCGGGAGACTCGCCACCACGACCCGAATGTCCATGTACAGGATTTTTTTGTCGGAATCGTCAATCATCGGCGTGATGACGGTCGATTTTTCTTTTTCCTCGTCACGGACGCAGTCTTCAATCGGAAGACAGGGCGTGTCGTTGTGTTTGCGGATTCTCTGGCGATAAATGTTTTTCGCCGTCAAATCCACGGCTTTGTTCAGATAGGCCGATCCGGTAGCCGATTTGCCGTTCGCATCAAGAAGAGTCTTTGCCCGGCATACGGCTATGGACATTTCCTGAATGAGGTCGCAGCGGTCGGCCTCGACCAGATTTGATTTTCCGATCATGGTGTCGGCCACATAATAGATGTGATCCATGACGGAGGCCGGAATTTCGGGGACGGGCTTGAGCGTTTCGCTCGCGGATTTTTTTTTGTTTGCCATTTTTCGCAAACTCCTATGAGTTGAACCGGAGCGGAATTGCTTCGGCAACCCACGGCGCTTTTTGCGCGAAAGTGGCTGCGGATTATGAAAAAAAATATTTTGAGGCGAAAGTTCTTCATTTTTTGCATTCTGTTTTTGCACGAAAACGGCATAAATGCAAAAAAGCCCGACTCGGCATCAATCCGAATCGGGCTATATGGAAGGGATACTATGTGTCAGTTCAGCAGCATCTGCTCCTGTTCGTCCCAGTTGAGGGGCAGCTTTTTAAGAAGTTTTGTCAGAGACAGTCCGTTCGGAGCCGTTCCGTTGATGAAGAGACGGACAATTCGCGGTGACAGCTGGTTTAGCCGGAGTATTCGTGCGACATACGACTGGCCGATCTTCAGTTTTTTTGCAATTTCTCCGGACGTTGCGCAATGACCGCTGTCCAGCAGTTCCTGCCAGTATCCGGCACGGGCGAAAGCGTTTAGAACCGCCTCGTCGCGGCTGGGAGCGGTGTTTTCGTCCTCCGGAGTGATAATCCGTTTTCTGCCGGAAAATGTCCGCAAACTCATGGGAACCGTTATCTGAATGTTCCCGTCATCGGTCAATTCAATCGTTGGCACTTTGCACCTCCTTGATGAGACCGCGCATTCCGGCGGTCTTGATTTTTATTGTTATTCCCGTTTCAAGGACGGTCACGCTCTCCACCAGTAAGTGAAGCAGCCTGTCGCGTTCGGCAGGGAACAGGTCATCCCAAAATCCTCCGATGTTGCCGAGAGCGTTGCGCACTTCCGCGATTGTCGTGCGCAACTGTGTTGCCACCATTGAGATAAATGTCGGCGTGTAGAAGAGCATCCCCAGCTGCGTCACCACCGCTTTTTCCACATCACCTGCCGGAATTGTTTTTACGGGGCAGGTATGAATATCGCGTTTGGAATCCTTCAGACACATGTAGTAGTTGTACTGCCTGCCGCGGCGCATCGAATAGGTCGGTCCCATAGCCCCGTCGCAGTGACCGCACCGGATCAGTCCTTTGAGCGGCGAATATCTTTCTTTCGCCGGTCTGCCTCTCGGCACGGGCGCGTTGGTTTTCAGAATCTCCTGTGCGGAATCCCAGAGTGTCCGGTCGACCAGCGCCTCGTGTTCTCCCGGGTAAACGCCGCCTTTATAGGCGACTTCCCCGATGTATGTGCGGTTGTTTAAGATTCTGTATATATGGGATGCCGTCCAATCCTTGCCCTGCCGGGTTTTTATGCCGCGAATATTCAGCAGATGGGCGACATCGCGCGCGGATTTTTTCTCCACGAAGGTTTCAAACATCAGCCGGATATATTCCGAACTCTTTTCATCGGGCAGAAGGTGACGGTCTTTCACAAAGTATCCGAACGGAATTGAGCCGCCCACCCATTGTCCGCGTTTGCGGCTGGCCGACATTTTGTCACGGATTCGCTCGGCGATAATTTCCCGTTCATATTGCGCGAACGTCATGAGAATGTTCAGCATCATTCTGCCGGACGAAGTGCTGGTGTTGATTTCCTGCGTCACCGACACGAAGGATACGCCCCATTCGTCGAATTTTTTACTCAGTTCGGCAAAATCGCAGATTGAGCGCGACAGCCGGTCAAGTTTATAGATAACGATAATGTCCACCAGACCGTTGGCTGCATCGTCCAGCAACTTTTTCAGTGCCGGACGCTCAAGGTTGCCGCCGGAGAAGCCTCCGTCATCGTAGCGCTCCGGCAAACATATCCAGCCGTTGGCACTTTGACTTGCCACATAATTTTCCGCCGCCAGCCGTTGCGCGTCAAGCGAGTTGAATTCCATATCCAGCCCTTCTTCCACGCTCTTCCGAGTGTAGATGGCGCAGCGTTTTTTCTGTGTATTCGCCATTGTCAATTCCTTATTCCGAAGAATTTTTTGCCGTTCCATTTCGTTCCCGTGATTACCTGCGTAATAGCGGTGAGGGAGCGATAGGTGCATCCGGCGTATTCATAAGTGCCTTGCCCGGTGGCAACCACCTCATAGACTTTGCCGTGCCATTCCCGGCTGAAGCGCGTTCCCCTTGGAATCATTCCGGGCGGCAGTTTCACATTGTCGAGATTGGCAAGCGGATCGCGTCGGGCTATCTGTTCCAGCGACTCCTTTTCCTCCTTGGAGAGTCCGCCGTAGTAGACTTCCTGTATTCTATAGGCCAGCCGTCTCCGCAGCGACTGCACCGAAGTCAGCTTCGTTTCATAACCGTACAGTTCCGCATATTTCTCCTGAAGTTCCTTCACGTCCATCTGGCTCAGGACTGCCAGCTGGCGCGTCACTATTTTGACATCCGGCATTGTAACCTCCTGTTGGTGATTGGTTTATTGTACTGTTACTTAAGCGTGGGTTTGCCGGTATAGCCAGAGCAGTTTCGAACTTTCTTTGCAGGGCATCCGCCACGATTCGCGCGGCTTCCCAAATGTTGTCGGGAACGGTTTTCGGTTTTTGCATAGAGCCTCCTGTGGGGTGTAACCTTGTCCATCCCTATTTCTTTGCCAAAAATGCGAAAAACCGTCGCTCTTCCCAAAATATTTTATGATTCCGGCTTGACTTTTATGACAGGTGTAAGTATAGTAGTTTACAGAATAAAAAATAAACCAGATGGAAACGGAGATACTTATGCCCGGCGGAAGCAAAATATTCGGCGATTATATAAAAGACCTGCGCAATAAGAAAAAGGAACACGACGATTCCTTTTCCGTTCGCGGCCTTGCCGACAAGATCGGTCTCAGCGCCACCTACGTCAGCAAAATCGAGCGAGGCGAGCTTCCCGCCTCGGACGAAGCCGTTTACCGCCTGGCCAAAGCGCTTGAAGTGACGCCGGACGAACTTTTTGCCCAGGCTGGTAAAATTGATCCCAATCTGGAAAAACAAATTGCGGCACACGCTGCTCCGGTGAAAATGGCGGCGTTTCTGCGTACCGCCAGCGGACTCTCCCAAGAGCGTCTGGACATGTATCAGCGTATGATTGACGCTGCGGAGGGGAATGCGCCAAAGCCGGACAAAGGGGAAGAAGATGTCGAGAAAATATGACGAACGGCATCGGATGCCAAACAAACTCATTGAAGGACTTGCCGACGGGGTGACTTCTCAGTATTTGCAGAAATACCCTTATCGCGCGCATTCCGTGCCTGTATCTCCGGAAAAAATAATGGACTGCCTTTGGGATTTTTACGTCGAAACGGAAGATTTGCAATCCGAGTACGGCACGGGAACCCATGGCGCTCTTTTTATTTATGACGGTGAACGCAGAGTCGCCATTGATAAATCAATCGATCCCAAAGTGAACCCCAGGATGCTGGGGCGTTATAATTTCAGCGTTGCGCACGAAGCCGGACATTGGGTCATTCATGCGCCCGATATGCTGGCCGATGAAAACGCGCCTTTACTCCTTGGCGAAAAAGGGAAACCGACTATTTTGTGCCGTTCCTCAAACCGGGACGAACGCGAACGGCAAGCCGACCGCTTCGCCGGATATCTATTGATGCCGCGCGACCTCGTGTACGAGGCATGGCGTGCGAAATATGGGGATAACTCAAAAGCCCCGAACGTATTTGAGGAACTTCAAGAGTTGCGCGAACGGTTTCATCTGCCGCCAGACAGCCGAAAGGTCTTCTGCCAAATCGCGCATGATTTCGCCGCCACGTTTGCCGTGTCTCCGGAGGCCATGCAGATTCGGCTTTCCGAACTCGGGTTAATCAAGTTGGAGGAGGACAATCAGATGGATTTGTTTTAAGGCGCGGACTTCACGGTCCGCAGGGGACTTTTTGTCTCAATGCTGTAACCTGCAAACTTTACACGGTATAATATTAATCACACAACGAGAAAGGACTTATTACCATGTGCGACAGTTTCTCTCCTAAAAAAGCAGTCAACAGATTCATGCCGAAACTGTTTTCCCAGTTCTTTGAACAGAATCTCGTTCAACTCAATGTTGACTGGAACGCAAACACGCCCAAGCGGCGCTACAACACCAACGTATTTCTTGCCTACCTTGCATTGGATGACAATGTCAAGGCAAGGATCGAACCGATCCTTTATGAAATCCATACCGTTGCGGCGAATATCGGCACGGGCGAAAACATCCATCGGCTTCTTCAGCAGGAGGGCGTTACGCTTCCTCCGGATATGGTCGAACAGACCATCCAAAACCAGACGTTGTGGGTCTATCTTTACGCAAAAAATGTTTGGGACCGGATATCCCGTTTCGCTTATGCGGACAAGGTCGCAAACTCGCTATGGTTTTCCACCGGCATAGAACCCGATGGCGACGAGCCGCCGATTCCCGACAATGAGAACCCGGATACGGAACTTCTCGCACATGAGGTTGGGGAACGGCTGAAAATGCGCGACGGTCGCGGAAGATATGCCCAGGCGGAATATTTTCTGCGCAATGGCGTAGACGAATACTATTTCGTTTTTCTTGACGATTACAATAAGCACAAGACCGAGTGTCGCGAGGGGCATTTTGTTCACGACGCCGTCAATTACGACTCGGTCGAGGTAGTTTTTGTCTTTCATCGCGATACCCGGCAGTTGGAGGCACGGCTTCTCAGCGGCAATCGACAGGAGAAGATGGATTTTTGCGACATCTGGGCGAAGTGCGTCAAAAACTGCCATGCTGCGGGGATGAGTGTCAGCAAGCCGACATATATGGTCGACCGGATATTCGAACCGGACTTTCAGTTTACCGGCGATAACGAAGGAAAAATGGTCTCGGCCCGCATCCTGCGGCTCTGCATGTCGGTTCTCGGCTGTCCGGGCAGTCGGCGCGTCTATGAGGAAAAGAACGGCGACATCAATGAAAAAATGGAGCAGGAAATCAACCAGAAAGCTCTTCCGAAAAAGAACCGAATCATCGAATATGTTGTCATCCAGTATCAGCTTGCCGATGAATTCGGACGCTCGAAATCCCAGCAGCTCAAAGTGTCCCGTGACGGCAACGACATCCTTGACAAGAATCCGGCGGTGCAGAATATCCTGCGCGAATCTCTGGTGAGGTGGCAGATTGCGGCGGCTTGATTTCACAACTATCGCGGCGCTCATTGGGCGGCCGGGGAAGATTTTGCTGACGCCTGCCGATCTCGGTGCATTTCCGCATCCGTTTGTCGAAAACGGCCTTCTTGTTGAAGCTGGACGGGCCGATTGCGTTTCATGCCCGTGCGGCGGCGGTCATTTTGAGACGGTGACACGCGACCTTGTCGGCGGGAAGACAAAGTATTCCGTTTATTGTCCGGAGAGTGGCGAACTGTACGATATTTCCGCCGACGATCTGCGTCTTTGGACAATCAGCATCCCCGCAATCATGCAAGAGATCCAACGCCGTTTTCAATGCTCCGGCGAACCGGTTGAACGGGCTTGCGGCCTCTGGTATCTCGGTGAAAGCCAGTGTGCGGTCGCAGGTTTCCGGCGGCAGATATTTTTCACGGAGAGGCTGACTGCGGAAGTCGACACGGCATTGCCGGAAGGCTCGACGCAGATTTTGATAATCGGCGAAGAAAACCCGGCTTCGACTGCAAAATTCAAGGATCGCGTATTCCAGATGCACGAACTGTTCCGGCTTGACGATGACGGGATTTCTTTCGATATGGATCGGATAGCCGAACGCTGCTGCAATATGGTTCAGGAAAGGAAATCGCTTGTCGTTCCCAAGAACGCCAAGCAGAAGTCGCGCGAGGAGATTATCAAGGATTTCCTCAAAGAACGGATAATGACTCTTCGGGACGCATATTGGAATGCTGTAAAACGGGATAAGAAATTTAAACTGCCGAAGCGACCATCCTGCGCGGAAATAGCGGCATACATCAAAATCGAGACACACGGATCGCAGACTCCGAACCAATCCACGGTAAACCGCACCATCGCCAACAGCACCGACAAGGAGTTGCTTGATCTTTGGACTCACATGGAAGATATCAACACAATCCGGGACTATCACCGAAAGAAAAAGAGAGCCGTGATTCGGGATGGCGGCGACGAGGAGTATTTTTCGGAAAGATTCGGACAGACCGCTCCGGAACCGCCAGGCAGCGGTTTTCATATGGTGTAACCTTCAGCTGTTTTGCCAAGGACTTGAATTGTCGCATTTTCGACTGCAGGACTTGTTTTTTATTCATTCCACCAACCATGATGATATTTTTTTGAGCTTGATGCTTTTCGCAAGTACTCAGGTCGATGACGATGCTCGTATGATTTTATCCATAGCGGAACGGTATTTTCCCCGACCACCGCAGGACTCGGTCTGAATGGAACGGAGAAAACGGAGAAAGAAACGGCAGATTTTGCCGGAATCCGTACCGGAGAAGCATTCTCCGTCCGGCGCGAAGGGGAGTGCTTTCACGCTCGCAAACGCCCTGACACAAGGGCTTTACAACACAAAGGACAGGATTGTTAAAATCCTGTCCTTCAGCGACTTAAATACTAAAATGGTGGAGGTTGTTTAATTAAACCGCAATTATTCTCTGCCATTGCAACGGATTGAGGATTAACGGATTGCGATTCTCCGTTTTTTCAGAGGTACAAGCATTGCATTATAGGCTGCTTCGAATTGGTGAAGTGAGCGTCAGCGGACGGGCGGCGTTTGCGCCGCCCAATCGCATCCCTCGCCGTGGACGAACTCCGCCCAGCGGCGACGGATCACGTCGCAGTATTTCGGATCGAGTTCCATTGTCCGGCAGACACGCCCGGTCTGTTCGCAAGCGATGAGAGTACTGCCCGATCCGCCAAATGTGTCGAGCACGATCTCGCCGCGCTCCGAGCTGTTTTTCACGAGGTAGACCAGCATCTCGACCGGCTTCATGGTCGGGTGAACATCATTCTGCTTGGGTTTGTTAAATTCCAGAATATTGGTCTGGCAGCGGTCGGAATACCAACTATGCGCCGCACCGGGCTTCCAACCGTAGAGAATCGGCTCCGATCTATAATGATAGTCCAGCCGCCCCAGCACCAGCGAGTTTTTTACCCAATACAACGTCTCATGAACCGGCAGGTTCACATCCCGGCATGCCCCTCGGAAATTGTAGGATTCCGAATCCGAATGAAAAAAGTAGAATGCCGCGCCGGGCTTCATGAAGTCGGCATTGTTCTGATACGCCGCCCGAAGAAACTCCCGGAACTGCCCATCGCCCATGTCGTCATTCTGGATGGTCAGCCCGTTGCCGCCCTGGTAGGCGACGTTGTATGGCGCATCGTTCAAAGCGAGGTCGGCTCGGGCTTCGCCCATCAGCTTCGACACGTCCTCGGCGCTAGTCGCGTCACCGCACATCAAGAGATGGCTACCCAAGCGGTAGACTTCGCCACGCTTGCTGATTGGCTCCTCCGGCGCTTCGGGAACGGCATCGGGATCGGTCTCGCCAGCCATGACCGTATTCTCCATATCGCCGTTCAGGAGCTTGTCGAGTTCCTCGGTGTCGAAACCCAAGAGCGAAAGGTCGAAGTCCGCTTCCTGCAGTTCCCGGAGTTCGAACGGCAGCAGTTCGTAGTTCCATTCCGCGATCTCGGCGGTCTTGTTGTCGGCGATGCGGTAGGCGCGAATCTGCTCCGGCGTGAGGTTGTCGGCGACATGCACCGGCACTTCTTCCAAACCGAGCAGCATGGCACTTTTTAGTCTTGTGTGACCACAGATTACAACATGGTCTTTATCCACGACAATCGGCGCTCGCCAACCGAACTCTTTGATGGAATTGGCGACCGCCTCCACCGCGCCGTCGTTGATGCGCGGGTTCTTGTCGTAAGGGCGGATGTCCGTGATTTTCATATTGGTGATTTTCATAGAAGCAACATTCCTTTTGTTGGGGTAAATTTGCGTTACGGGGCGCGCTGTCGCGAGGCGTCGCCGGGGTCGGTTTTCCGCCCCATCCGGCAAAGCCGCAACATATTGCGCCACAGGGCATAGTATTTTTTTAGCGTCTGCAAGCAAGTGTGCTTATAACGCCGAGTCCTTCCCGCGCCCTCTCCGAGATAGGCCCCCAGGGGGGAACCGCTCGAGGCCGAGGAAGCCTGATCTCTCCTGCCACGACGCGATTTGAACGGCTTCCCGTCGGCCACAACGCGCGACGTTGCGGAGGCAGCGTCATTGCTTAGCCTGACAACATCGCGCGACAGGACGCGTCCCTGCGCATTGCCGGAAAGCAGTGGTCAGCGACCTTTCCATAGGAGGCGGCAATGAAAAACCGCATTCGGATCGCACGCGCGATATACACGCAAAACAGCCATTTTTACTACATACCCATATACTCTCTCCTAACTATATATATTTAATGATATATATTTTATTATTAGATATTTAGACGTTCGGAAAAAGGTTCGGAAAAGGTTCGGAACTTCGGACTCTTTTTCTTTCCATGTTTGGAGAATCCGCAAATTTCCGAACGGCTCACATAACCTTTTTCCGTACCTTCGCGAGGTGCGGCGGCGGATAGAGCACCTTGAACCGATTACCCTCGAAATTGACCCATTGCCGCTCGCACAGTTCCAGCAGCAGATCTTGCCGCTGCTTTGCGGTGGTCCCGCTGCCGCTTGCCTTGCGCGATATCTCGCTTACCAGGAGGCCGCTGCCCCGGTCGTGGTCGCGGACGATCTCGAACAGCCGCTTCAGACGATGCTCGACCTCGCGGGAGTTGCCGACATCCTCGCTCACGCCGGTCAGCATCTGCTCCGCTTGATTGAAGAACCAGAGGACCATCAGCCGCGCCCGTTCACGGGCGTTGTCGGTGATGACGACGCTTTCGCCCTGCGTCTTGACGGAGTGGGTGACGGAGAGCATGACCATGAAACGAGGATAATACTCGTTGCAGAGCCGTCGCCACGAAGGGTTCAGCTTCGGGTCGCAGTTGCCGAGGAACATCTGCTGAAGGCTGTCGGAATAGTCCTCCTCCAGCTCGACGACTCCGCGCTTCCGCAGGAACACCTCGACGATCACCCGCATCTCCTCCATCATCTTGCGGCTGTCGAATTTCGCCGGGTTGCCGTAATGCTCCATCATCTTGACGAAGAGGAAGCGACCGAGGAATCCGGTGTATATGTCCTGCAACCTCACCATCTGATCGAACACGTTCGGCTGGATGTTCGCTATGATGTTCGGGCAGCAGTAGTCGACCCGGCGGCTCGAACCGCCGCGCCCCCGGTCGGAGAAGCTCTGGTTGTAGTAGCCTTGCCCGAACGCCTCGGTGAGGAAGCCGGTCGCCTTGTTCTGCCAATGATGCGGGTCGAGCCAGTTCGCCAGCTCGGAGATGCTCAGGAGGCCGTTGGGTTTCTTGGTGAGCGCGTAGGCCAGCCCCTCGGCGCTGCCGGAGGTGCCGAGATCCCAATCGGCGACGATGTTCTCGCCGTCGGCGCAGCGGACGTCGGGATTGTGCATCCGCGAGAATTTCCCGATCAGGTTGCCAATATCCTTGCCCGAGGCGGAGTTCGCCGCGATCATGCCGTAGACGTTGCAGACTTGGCCGCCAGCAGTGTTGATCTTCAGCTTCGCCCGGTCCGCCCCGAGCAGCACCGCCGCGCCAAGGTTGCCGCCATAGCGCCGTTGCAGCTCCTCGCTCGAAGCTTCGCCGGTCAGACTGCAACCCGCCGTCACCAGCGCCTTCATCAGCGCCCCCTCGAGCGGCAAGGGCGGACGCGACACCGAGGCGTAGAGCGCCGCCAGCTCGCCGAGGAACGTCCCGGCGAGCGCCTGTCGGATGTCGGCGGTGGAGACCTGCCGCCACGGGCGGACGATCTCCGGCTCGTCGGGGACGACGATCTCCGTCTTGGGCGACGCGAGAATGCCGGAGAAGTCGACGCCGGGATCGGGCTTCGGCGCGTCGTAGCAGCCCGGTTCGAGCAGTTCGCGGAGTTCGCGCCAGTCCTTTCCGGCGCAACCGTTGTGATGGCAGCGGAAGGACACAGCGCCGGAGCCATGCTCGATCAGCACTGCCGATTTGTCGGTGTGGTCGGGGTTGAACGGGCAGACGGGGAAGAGCCACCGCCTGCCGTCCTTCCAAGGGCGCGAGGCTCCAAGTTCGGGGCAGCGAGCGGCGATCCAACCGTCGAGGTCGAACGCCGATCCGGTTTCCGCGACGATGGAGGGCTGGGCTGGCGGAGCGATAATCGCCTCCAGCAACCCGCGCGGCACGATCTCGGCGCATTCCGGCGCGAAGACGATCTTCGCCATGCGGTGCGGACGCTCGTCGGTGTGGTCGCCCTTGCAGTTCATGGTGCCGGGTAAACGCCAAATGCGGGCCGGATTATGAACCGAAAGGTCGATTTTCACCTGTTCATCACCGGCCACGGCGATCTCCGCGAGGAACTTTTGAACCAGTTGGTCGTCCTTCGCCGGAAGGTCGACGGCGTAGAGCAGTTGCGCCCCGTTGCCACTGTCGATCATGACGGGTTCGGGCCAGCCGAGCTGCGCCAGTCCGGCTTTGATCTCTTGCGCTTTTTTCTGCGCGGCTTCGTGTTCCACGGCATCGCTCGAAATCCCGGCGGGGCGCTCGGCGTCGCAGTCGATGGGAAGCCAGCGGCGACATGGGATGTCGGCATCGGTCGTGGTGGGTTCACGTCCTACGCTGCGGATGCGGTTCTTCGCCCGTGCCAGCAACGCCGGGTTCACGGGATTGAGCGTGACGTATACGCCTCGGCAGGCACGAAGCCTTGACAGCGCTTTCGGCACGTCATCGATATGTTCGTAATCGAAGTAGCCCGATTCGACATGTGGCCGCATATAATCGGCAGTCACCGCGTCGAGCGCCCTGATTTCAAACACGTCGCCGGGGCGGAACCACAAACGAAGCGCGTTTATGATTTCAGATTGATCAATCATTCGCGTCGTCCACCTCGATATTTTTGAGAAAGCGGATCGCCGTCGCGGCGGTGTGGACGGCCTCGGTAATCATCGGCTGTTTCGAGACTTTGCCTTCGCGGTGGTTCAACGCCGCCTGCAGGCATTCCCCGGCCTCTTCGGCGATGATCGCCGCCTGATGGATGTGATCCCGCGGCCAGACGGGGTGGATTTTTTCGGCGCGGTCGCATTCGGCCATGACCAGCGCCAGTGCGGTTTCAAGTTTCATGATGGGGATCTCCTTGCTTAAAATGGTATTTCATCGTCATCGAAGTCGTTGTCCGGCTGCCAATCCCCGCCATCGTTCCATCCGGGTTCGGGGGCGTATTCGGGGCGCGGCTTCAACCGCCAACCGGTTATACGGTCGAACTTCTCGCCCGCCACCGTTTTCACGGTGATGGATTCCGGCTCGGCGAGCGCGCCTTGCTGCGCCAATGCAGCGGCTTCGCGTGCGGTCGAGGGGATCGGCGTTCCAATGGCGCACCGTTCCCGCCACCACTTCACGAATTTGTCGCGGGCGTAGCCGGTGTGCTCCGGGCAGATCCACTCGCTTTTGAATTCGTCGAAGCCGACCCGGTAGTCGATGCGGACGGTTTTCGGCGTGCCGGGGTCGGCATAGCGTTTCTCGTGGACGGCGTAGAACACCTCCGACACCTCATGGTCAGTGTAGTCGATCTGCCCTGACAACACCCCGGCGGTCGAAGCGCTCTGTTTGAGGTTGCTCCGTTCCGGCGGCGGGAACTCGTAGCCGCAGTCGGGGCATGTGCGGTACGCCGCGTGGATCAGCGCCTGACATTCGGGACAGGTTTTCGCCGGGGCATCGCCGCCGCCGGGAGTCTTGTCCTTGACGGCGATCATATCCAGTGGTCCGTGCCGGAGGATGTTTTCGCCGTAGTCGAGAATAAGGCAGTTCTCTTTTTCCGTCTCGGGTGAAAGCCGGGTGCCGCGCCCCGCCATCTGCACCAGCAGCCCCGCTGAATTGGTCGGGCGGAGCAGCACCACGCAGTCGGTGTTGGGCGCGTCGAAGCCGGTGGTGAGAACGTTCACGTTAGCCAGAAACTTCAGCGGCTTCTTGAAGCTGAAGAAATCGTCCGGCACCAGCTCGCCCTTGAACCGGGCGATCAATTCGGCGCGTTCGCCGGGTGGCGTATCGCCGGTGACCATGGCGCATTCCATGCCGGAATATCCCGCGATCTTTTCGGCGACATGGCGACAATGCTCGACTGAGGTTGTGAAGATCAGCACCGATTTGCGGTTGCGGGTCAGATCCACGATTTCGCGACAGGCGGAAGAAACCAGCTCGTCGGTATCCATCGCGGCTTCAATCTCATCGGCGATGAACTCACCGCCACGGACGTGAAGCCCGTCCAGCTTCGCCGCCGTCCGCCCCGCTTTGGAAAGTAACGGCGAGAGATAGCCCTGAACGATCATCTCTTTCAGGCCCGCCTCGTAGCAGACCTCGTTCAGCAGATTGCCAGGCTGACAAATCAGCCCACCCTTGAGCCGATACGGCGTCGCGGTCAGCCCGATCAGCCGCACGTTCGGGTTGACCACCCGCATGTCGTTGAGGAATGTCCGGTACATCCCGTCACCATCGGGGGCGATCAAATGCGCTTCGTCGATCAGCACCAGATCGAACGCGCCGAGGTCACATGCTTTGTCGTAGACGCTCTGAATCCCGGCGACGATCACGCTTTCGCGAGTGTCGCGGGACTTCAGCCCGGCGGAGAATATCCCCACCCGGATATCGGGGCAGAGCTGCCTGATCTTCTCGGCGTTCTGCTCCAACAGCTCCTTGACGTGAGCGAGAATCAGCACCCGCCCACTCCAATTCATCACCGCGTCCCGGACGATTTTCGCGATGACCACCGACTTGCCCGTGTTATGATGAACCATGAAGTGCCCGTCCACATAAAGGTGATCGCCATCCAACTCGAAGCCATAGAAATCATCTTCCGGGAGTTCCTCCACGGAGAATCCCGTCCGCAAGACATTTTTTTTCTGCTCTCTCTTCTTAAAGACATGCCGCTTGCGGCGGCACGGGATCAGCGCAAGATCTCCCGAAATGTGCGTCCGGTAATACCATCCCCCCGCTCCGGTCTGACACGCGGCGTACTTCTCCGTGCAGTTTGCCATGAATCCAAGACTCCTGGCAAGAAACACGATGTCGCCCGCAAGTTCAATGGATTTGCTTGTGATTTCCAAGCAATGGCCATCGTAAAAACCATCGCTATCCAACAGTCCCGCCAGCAGTTGCAGCCGGTCGGCGCGGCTCGCCGTCAGGTATTCATGCGGAATGAACTTGTTGTGAGAACGATGACCATACAGCCCAATCGCATGAAGTTGCTCGATCAAAGGATTGCTCTCCCCTTTGTTCATCACAGCATGATAAGTAGGAACCCCGCAGTCATTTTCAGAAATACGGACGGAACAGTTGAGGCTCTCGGCATATCGGGTGAATTCATCCCCCAGCTCTTCATCGGCGCTGGTCAATGCGGCTACCCCTGTCAAGGTTCCGTCTCCCAGCAACAAGCCGAGGATATGTGGAGGAATCGGCAAGTCCCGAGGCTGCGCGAACTCCACCGGAACGCGATAGAGTTTTCGCAGATGTCTCCATGATTTTGCTTTTTCCAGATATTCGCGGACGGTGATATTGGTGATTTCACCGCCTCTTTGACAACTGAGGAAATTTCCTTTCCCCTCGTTGGTGCTGACCAGCGACAGGATATGGCTCATGTTCACTACAAACGATTCTCCTTTGACGGGGGCGATGCGAGCCATCTTCTCCCGCCCCCGTGCCAATCTCAAAACACGCCTCGGGGAGGAATCCGGCCCCATGACAAACTCGCCGACTTCGATATCTTGAATTTTTCTGACGCTTCCGTCAAACATCAATATCGGGTGGTTCTTCGCATGGCAACCGGTCGGCAAGACGATGCACGGGTTGTTCTCCTTGCCGCGCAGGTGTTCATAGACCGCATCGACAGCGGCTTGCTGATAGGGTCTTAATTTCATAAAAGTTCCTTGTTTTTACTGTCACGGTATTGACATTGCGTTACATTGCGCTATTTTATATATAGGGTATAACGCAAGGAGGCTGCGATGAGCACCGCAAATCTTAGTGTTCGGGTTGATGCCGAATTAAAAAAAGACGTCGAGACATGCCTTGATGAGATGGGGTTGAATATGTCCACCGCCATAAACATGTATTTGAAGCAGATCGTCAAACGCCGCGCCATTCCTTTTACGGTTTCCGCGAATCCAGTCCCCAACAAGGAGACCCTTGCCGCAATCGAAGAGGGAATGCGAATCGCCAATGACCCCAATGTCAAGGGGTATCGGGATATGGCGAGTTTGATCGAGGCTTTGAACTCATGAAATATGAAGTCAAGTTCACCTCCAAATTCAAAAAAGACTTCAAGCTTGTCAAAAAACGCAATCTTGACATCGACAGGCTTTATAAAGTCATCGAAATGATTTCCGACGGGTTGCCGTTGCCGGAAGAATACCATGACCATCCGCTTGTCGGGAACTACAAGGGAGCCAGAGAGTGCCATATCAGGCCGGACTGGCTTCTGATTTACAGCGTCTACGAGAATATTCTCGTTTTGGAACTGATGCGCACCGGCTCCCATAGCGATCTGTTTAAGTCCTGATTCCGGCTTTCCGCAGCTCAATCGCCAGCCGCAGCTTTATGATCTCAAGCCGGGATTTGCGGATGCCGAGCTGGCGGCAGATCTCCACTTCCGTATAGTTCGCCATCAGGAGATGGCAGACCAGGCGCTCGTCGTCTGCTTCAATCGTCAGCACGAACTGCTGGACGATGCGTCGGCGGCAACCGCCGTTCTGTCGATATTCCATGACTGTATCCTTATATATGCCATGCCGCCGGGCGGCATGGGTTCCTGTTTGATGACGGTCAGCTTGCGAATCAGGCTGTCGTCCTCGTAAAGCCCTCCGTGCGTGAACGCGTCGAGCATTATTTTTAGGGAATTGTCGATGTCACGGCGGCGGTTGTCGGGCGGGTAGAGTTCGATATGAAGCTCGACCGCCCCGGCGAACATCTCCGTTTTTTCCGCCTTCAGCTTCGCCACGACCAACTCCCGGTACCGCCGCCCCTCGCGGCTGATGAGCACGCGGGGGCCGACATGACGGTAGTAATGGTTCACGCTCGGAGGGTATGGCAGTTCCAGCTCGCGGGTCACTGACCGCGCGCCCACGGCGGCTTCGCGCCGGTCGGCTGCGGCTCGGGAGCCGCCGCATTCACGCCGGAAGCCTTCGGCGCATAGCCTTTGATTTCGTTGGTGAACTCGCCATCCTGGTTCTTGCGGCAGCGGACGGTGACGGTAAGCGGCAGATTATGAAGCTCGATGGAGTCTTTCGGCTGCGGCACGTTGATGGCGCGGCAGATCGCCGAAAGGTCGGCGCGGGCGAATTGGACAGCCTGAGCGTTGCGATTTTCGAGGTTAAGCCGCGTCCAGAGCTTGCGGCTCTTGTACGTCCCCTCGATGATCTCGAAGGTGAATTCGAGATACTGCCCATCGCCGTTTTTGGTCGGTTTCATCTCCGACTCGATGATGACCGCCTGGTATTTCCCGGCGGGGATGGCATCGATCCCGACCGAGGGTTCGACTTCGTTCGCGTTGAAATTGAGAGTCGCCATGATGTTTCTTTCCTTTATATTGTTGTTTACGCCAATGCCATGGCGCGGTTGAAAATTTGCGGAACCGGCTTGACCGGAGGCGGGCAGATTACCGCCGCTGCTCCGGGGCAGCTGATGTGCTCGTTGTAATGGCCGCGAGTGTATTCGTCATGGACTTGGTAGTACCATTCCCCGGCACGGATGACCGCGCCGCAGGCGTCGCAGCGCAGGTCGAGACATGCCCTAACTTTTCTTTCGTGCATTTTTCACCTCGTAGACCTTGCGGTCTTTGAATTCTTCCTGTTTACCCTTGTTCCAGTTCACGACCGGGCGGAAATATCCGCAGACGCGGCTGAACACCTCGCAGATCGCGCCGCACCTACTCATGACGCGCCCCCTGATACGCTTCGATGAAAGCATCCCACGAGAGCGGCAGTTCGGGCGGCAGGCCGAAGCGGTTCTTGGCGATGCAGGCGGGACTGCCGACCGTGCGGACGATGCGTTCGCCGCCGTCCGCGCCGATGGGGGCGGCGATGGCGCGTTCCCCGGAGAATCCGGCGTTTTCCTTCTGGACACGGAGCTTCTTGTTGGCGAACAACACCGCATCGACCCATTCCGAAAGCAGCGACGCGGCATGCTTGTGGAGGCGCGGCGTATAACGGTCATAGGCGGCGTTCTCCGGATCTTCGAAACGCTCGATCTTGGCGTGGGCGACCAGGATCACCAGCATCCCACGTTTGTCGCGGAGTTCTTCCAAGAGATGGACGATCTTGCGCCAGTGCGCCAAAGCATGGGTGTAACCACGTCCATAGCCGCCGTCTGCTTTTTCAATCGAGCGGACACCATATTCTCGGCATACATCTTCGAAAATCAGCCGCTCCAGCCAGTCGGCGGAATCGATCACGACCGACTGGAAATCGTGCTGTTCGTCACGCAGTGCGGTCAACTCCGCGAGGATTTCCGAGACGGTTTTCGCCAGCGGAAACTTCGAGCAGTCGATTTCTCCCAACCCGTCCTCGGTCTGGATGAAGATCGGTTTCGGGGCGGACGCGCCGAAGGTCGATTTACCCACTCCTTCGCTGCCGTAAATCATGATGCGCGGGGGACGGCTTTCCCGTCCGGTTTGAATGTTGTCGAGCATTCCCATTTTTGTTTTTTTCCTTGAAATTAAAGATTGTCAATGATTCTGATTTCTTCATAGCCAGTCGGCCATGCACCAGTAGCAAGGCACGAGCGGTAGCGTTCGAGCGCGGCTTGGTTGACCAGCTCCGCCTCGTCCAGCACTTCCGGCGTAAGATGCCATACGCCGGTCGAGAACGGCTCGCTCTTTTCGACGGCGACGATGTGTACGGGGACGGTTTTACCGGTCGCTTCGCGGATGACGGCGCGGTAGAATGCCAGCTGGTGAACGTAGCCGTAACGCCGTGCATCGCTCTCGAACCAGCGGAGCGAGTCGCAGGTCTTGAGGTCGACCAGCCCGTACTCCGGCGAATACCAGTCCATACGGATCTGACAGGGGACGCCACAATACTCCGTGCGGACAACGCCCTCCGCCACACCATCGGTCAATAGCAGCGAAGCCGCCTGATGGAGCCAGACGGAGGTCTGCAATTTCAGCAGAAAACCGTAGTCCTTGCCGGAAACCACCTCGCGTTCCTGCGAGGCGAGCCATTCGGCATACGCCTTGGTCTTCGCCCCGAACGCCTCGCCGGTCTTGGGGTTGACTGGTCCGTCCGCCACGATGTAGTCGCAGTCGAAAGCCTGCCGACCTTCGAGAATCAGACAGTGCGTGGCGCGGCCAATGGTGAAAGCGGCAGACTCGCTCTCCGCGATTTCGCCGAGGATTTTCTTGCGGTAGAGCGCCGGACTCTGCCGGAAGTCGCCCAGCATGTGGCTGGACATGAATTTGCCACTGCGGCTCCGGTCATGGTATTCGCCAGCCGGTTCGTGGGTAATGAAGTCAAGCATTTTTTTCTCCCTGTTCAATATTGAAGTATCTGCGGAACGCCTGCGAGAAATACGGAGGCGTGAATCCGTTGTGGTAAAATCTTCTGAAGTCGTCCTTGCGGAGTTCAAACACCGCCGCAAACCGGAGAACGTTCCACTTGAGTTCCGTTCGGGCGGTTGTGACCACATCCCCGATGGTCACGGGCATGGTCTCGTATTTCGTCTCGATCAATTGCTGAAGATTTTTCAGCGCCAGTTTTTGTTTTTTTGTCAT